GATGATTCTTGGAATCATCGTTTCGATTTTGATAGCGTACATAAACCACACAAAAAAGTAACCGCCCTCGGCCAAAGGATGCGGTTACTTTTTTAGAAACCAATTTCTAAGGGCTGACCGTCTATCGGCAGTATTCCCTTTTGTATTTTCATTGTAGCAGATTCCCCCGCATCTGTCAAACGCTGCGGAGCGTTCCGCTGAAATCATTCTATACTGGATTCCGCATAAAAGCAAGGGGATTTTGTCGAATCCCGTTTGTCGAATGTCGAATTGGGTGGGGTAAAGAGGGGTAAAAGTCATCAAAGTATAACAGCGGCACAGGCGGCTATACAAAGTAGGTAGGAGTTCTCTTTCCTTTGAATTACCGCTATCTTTCGAGCAGGCGGCAGCTTACCGAAAGGCTAACGGACAGTATGTAAGGAAAAATCAATGGAGAGAAACGAATGTAACCGTTTATATCGACCTTGATTAGAGGATGAATTATGATAAGCGTATCATTAGAAATAATTGTTCTAAGGTTATCACTGAAAAGAGCCGCCCACAAGGGACGGCTCTTATTATTCCACCAGCACAGGCGGCAATTTAGGGAAAAGGACAAGCTCGAAATTATCAAACGGGCCACTCCTGCCGGAGCGTTCATTCTTTGTGTACTCGACCTTTTCCAGCACCTCCTTGAGCATTTCATTTTTGGCTTGCGCAGAGGGCAACTCGGCGTAAACCTCAAGGAGCTTTTCAACCTTTGGAACGATACTCCGACGGCTGGCGGCACGTTTTTCGTCCTCGTACACTTCGGCGGTAAGCGCCTCTATCCCGGCTTCGGCGGCAGCAATTTTTTCATTCAGCGACCGGGAACGGGCGAGGAAAGTTTCAGTATCGTAGACACCTTGCTCCAACAGATCGTGAGTGCGGTCAAGCTGTTTTCGCAGAGTTTCCAGCTCGGTATTGGCCTTTTTGAGAGATTTATACTTGAGGTCAATGAGAGCCTGCTCCTCCGCCGGGAGCTTATCAGACCATTCAAGGCGGTAATCGGACAGCCACGACGAAAGAGCCTGCAGCAGCCGCTCCTCGACAATATCAAATTTTGAGCCTATGTTACTGCAAGCCCGGTTAGGGCAGTAAAGCATACCGCAGCTTGCATTTGGGCGCAGGACAATACTGTGACCGCACTTGCTACAACGGAGAAGCCCGGCGAGCGGATTTTTCACAACGTCCTTTTTCGGAACCGGGGGAGGACCGGACTGTTTCATCAGCTCTTGAGCCTTTTGAAAGACAGCCTCCTCGACAATGGCCGGGTGCAGGCCGTCCACGAGAACAATATCCTCGGCAGGAGCTTTGTAATACTCGACCTCGACGGCATTGTTTACAATCCGCTTTTTGGACTTATGGACATTCCAGCGGATTTTCCCGATATACACGGGATTTTGAAGCATTTTCTGTATGGTGCGCTCGTTCCAGCAGGCGGCAGACTTCGGAGGAGCAACCCCCATTTTGTCAAGCCGGAGTGCAAGCGTGTATGTCCCGCATTGACGGACATTCCCGGCCTCGTCCTCCTCCCCGGAGGTATAGAGCCGGAAAAGGAAGCGGACAATATCGGCCTCCTCCTCAATGGGGCGCAGCGTCCAGCCTTTATCGCCTTTTATGCGGACACGTTCGTAACCGTAAGGCGAAACGCCGGAAACCCACTTGCCCTCTTTGGCAGAGGCAAGGCGGCCACGGACTAAGCGGCGGTTAATAGTTTTATATTCACGCCGGGACATGAACAGCCCAAACTCAAAATACTCCTCGTCGAACTCGTCCGCAGGATTGTAGACTTTGAGCGGCGTAATGATTTTCGTGTTGGAATACTTAAAGGCCTGCGCCATAACGCCCTGGTCTATTGTGTCCCCACGGGCAAGCCGCTCAACCTCGACGACGAGAACGCCCTCCCACATACCGTCCTCAACTTCTTGGAGGAGCTGCTGGACGACAGGACGGGCGGCAATCGTTTCGCCGGACACGATCTCCCGGTAAATCTGCGTGACGGTATATGGGCCACGTTTGGCAACCTCAAGCAGGAGCTTTTCATGCCGGGCAAGCGTTTCGCCCTCGCCACGGGCTTCGGCTTCCATGTCGGCACGGGATTTGCGCAGGTAAAGGCAGTACGCCATAAAAGATCACCTCCAAAGGAAACGCCCCTCAAGGGGAGGGGCGGAAATCCACATAAATTACATTGCCGACCGTTCGGACAATCCGCCGCCTGCGTCTTTCTTGATGTTAAACGCAATTTCCATGTCGGCCTGCATGAGCTTGTCGAGCAGGGCGGAAACCTCATTCTTGAGCTGGCTCTGCATAGCCATGAGGTCGGAGAGGGCGACAGGATCAGTGACAGCACCGCCGGAGGCTTCAATCTTCTTGCGAATATCAGCCCGGAGGGATTGCAGGGTATGAAGCAGCTCCTCGTAAATGCGCAGGCGTTCGGGCCGGGAGAGCTGCATATCACGACCGAGGAGCAGGTAGAAGCTGTCAAAGCACTTAGCCACGACCGGGCGCAGCTCCGCAGGCAGCGACTTAAAGTGACGCTCGAAATTTACTTTGTCGTTATAGAAAACCGTTTCCACATGGTTGCGCTCGTCGGAATACCCCAGCAGGTAGTCCGTGGACACGCCGAAATATTTGGCAAAGACACAGACTGTTTCAAGGTCAGGCTCTTTCCCCTCTGTTTCGTACCCGGACACGGTAGAACGCTTTTTGTTGATGATTTTTGCCACGTCCTCCTGCGTGAGGCCACGCTCTTTGCGCAGGGAGATAAGGCGGTTAGAGAATTTTTGCATAACAGTACCTCCATGAAATTTTATTATACCAGTATTGCCCCGTTTTGTGTACCACTTGCCCCTAAAATCGGCAAGGAAGAAAAGAAACAGAAAGAAATTTTGATAATTGGTTGACTTTTGCCCCAAATAGGGACTATAATGTATCGTATAACCCCGGAACGGGGCGAAAGGAAGAAAGGAGCAAGCCATGAGAGCCAAGTTACAGCAGTTGCGAGAGGCGAACGGCTATACCCAGCAGACATTCAGCAGTGCGGTTGGGACAAGCCGCAGCCACTATTCACAGATCGAAACAGGAGAGAAGCAGCCGTCGCTACGGCTGGCACTACGGATAAAGCGAGTGCTGAACTATTACGGCGACGACATTTTTGACAATTCCATGCCCGTGCGGAGGTAAATTTTTTTACCCGGAAACGCCCCGTATTGGGACACAAGAGGCAAAGAAAAGCCGGAGAGCGTCGCTGATAGCGTCAACTCCATTTTTCAACCTGTAATCATTTTAACCTGCGAGGAGGTGAAAATAAATGTCGAGGCAGGCAACAAAGGCGGTAGGCAATCGGTACTACGAGGCACGAATGAGGGCGGCAAAGTACAACGAGAAGCTCTTGACAAGAGCCGGGGCCATAGATTACCTCCCCGGCGTGACGGAGGACAGCCTCAAGAAATACGAGCTGGACATTACGAGGCCGCCGAACATAGTCGTAGCGCTCATGGCGGACGCATACAACGAGCCGGAGCTGCGAGCGTGGTACTGCGTGAATGAGTGTCCGCTGGGAAAGGACTGCCGGGAGATACCCGAAATGCCAGCGGAAAGGGCATTGATACGGCTGCAAAATTCAGTTTACGAAATGGAGCAGCTTACACGCCAGCTATCCCTCCTCATGGAGGACGACAGGGTAGAGGAGGGCGAGCAGACACTCATACCACAGCTACGGGACAGGCTTTTGGAGTTCCGCCGGAGGGCGGACGAAAATCTCGCCGTATTGGAAAGGGCGGCGAAGCTCGGAAAATTCACATAAAGGAGGTGCGAAATGGTTGGGGCGAATGTTGTCAGAGATTTTACAATCGGCAATACCCGGATAAAGATAGCTGACAACTACTGCAGGAAAACCGCCAGCGAGGTAGATCAGCTATTGAAACGGATTGCAGCGCAGGCACAGAGGCAATTCAGCGCAGCCGCCACAGCCGGAAATTATGGACAGCAGGAAGATACGGACATATCCGCCGATAATCGTTAGTTTGCTGGTGTCGCTGGTTTTATCAGTGGCGGCGTTTAACACGATCAGCAGCCGGGCGGACAGCGAAGCGGAGGTAAGCGAAAGCTCCGCAAGGGGAACGCCGCCGGAGGTACTGGCAGTTTCCACGCCAGCCACAGCCGGGACGCTCACCATGACGGAGGCAGAGCCGGAACCTACGCAGGCCAGCATGATAGGGAGCCGGGATTGGGACGCAGAGGACAGCGAAATCCTACTCAAGATTGCTATGGCGGAGGCCGAGGGCGAAAGCGTGGAGGGAAAGGCGTTGGTAATGCTGGTAGTCCTAAACCGGGTATGGAGCGAGGATTTACCCGGAACGATTGAGGACGTGGTATTTCAGCCGAGGCAGTTCTCCCCGGTCCGGGAGGGCGGCAGGTATTACACGACGGAGCCGAACAGGGAATGTTATGAGGCGTTGGAGCTGGTTATGCAGGGCTGGGATGAAAGTGGAGGAGCGTTATACTTCGAGAGCTGCGATAAGGACAGTTGGCACAGCGAAAACCTTGAGTTCCTTTACCAGTACGGCAACCACAAATTTTACAGATAGGAGGCAGAGGGCATGACGAGGACACAGGCACGGCGCAGGAGAAAGCGCAGGCAGAAATTACGGCAGATAGGCGCATGGACGCTGTTGCTGATAGCGGAGCTTTTCGCAGCAGCGGTACCGTCGGCACTGGCGGCGGCAGTTCTTTTACCGTTCGCCCGGTGGGAGAGAGGGTATGCGGCTATGGGGAGCGAATGGCTTGTAATTGCCGTAGTTTTCTGTACCGCATACTGCGTAATCCACAGACGGGTATGCAACAAAATTTACAAGGAGGGATAGTCCAATGGCATATTATACTGTTTGCCCGAATTGCGGGTGCAACCTTGACCCCGGAGAAACCTGCGACTGCAAAAGAGAACAGCAGCCGGAGCAGGGCGAAAAGGAAACGGTTGAGAGAGGCGGTGAAGTCTTTGGGGGACGCTTTAAGAGAGCAGGCAGAGCGGTATCTCTGTACGGAGATAGAGCCGTCAGAGTGGGATAAGGCGAAAGCCTATGCAGAGCAGAAGCTCAAGGGGATTATCGAGCGTGAGGGCGACGGGGACGGAGCGAGGCGGCAGCCGTGGTATTTGGCGCAGCTTATCGCCGAAGCCGTCCGGGGCAGCCGATTTTCAAAATTCACGCTTGACCTCATGGAGATATTCAACAGCACAGACGACATGGGGGTAAAAAAAGGACAGCCCGTGTCCTAAAACACGAGCCGCCCATCACCGTACCCCTATTGTAGCACAGGGATTTAGAAAATGCAATAGGAGGATTGAAATGGCACAGCAGGACTTAACGCCAGCCGCAGCAGGCGGCAAGAACACATTACAGATCACGACGCAGTACCCGGCGGACAGGTTTAATCTCCTCGTACCCATGCAGACGGTAGCGGAGATTGCGGAAATCCACAAGCCCGTGATGAATGTCGTGAAGATTTCCACAAATTTAGCTGATAAAGAGATTTACCTGCAGGACAAGAGCAAAAAGGACGCTGACGGCTGGGCGCTCACGAAAAAGGGCCTCAACAAGCTCATGCGGGCGGCAGGCATTAAAATTTTGGGAACACGCCCGATTATCCCGTCTACCTGTCAGAAATGCGCAGAGGTCAACAAGAGCATTGGCCGCCCGGTGAACTGCGGAGCCTGCGGAAACAAAGACGTGAAATTTGAGGCGAGGATTTCCGTCCCCCAGCTTACCGGGGAAAATATTGAGATCGTGGCGCACAAGGAAATTATCGTTGAGGACGCAGCGGCAGGAATGGGAGATAACCAGCGCAGAGAGTTTTTGAAGTTCCGCTCGGAAATGTGCGAGACCAAAGCCATCAACCGGGCGCTCCGGGCGGCCATGCACATCAAGAGTACCTACACCATCCAAGAGCTGCAAAAGCCCTTCGTCGTCGCCTACCTCGTCCCGAACCTCAACAATGAGGACGTTAAGGCGGAGGCCATCAGGCATATGTTCACCACGGCGCAGGAGATTTACGGCGGCCACACGCCGGAGGCCCGCAAGGCCATCTTCGTCGAGGACGACGTGGAGGAGGGCATGGAGTACGAAACGCCCGGCCAGCCGATTGCGGAGCCGGAGAGCGCAGCATACCGGGAAGCCCCGGCAGAACCGCCGAGGGAGGCGCAGGAGCGGCAGCAGAGAGCGGCAGAAACAGCCCCGGACTATGACCCGACGATTTGTGCCGATTGCGGCGCAAAGTGCAGCAACGGCGTAGTGAAATACAGCCAGCAGACCTACGGAATGACGCTCTGTATGGCTTGTCAGAGAAAGAGAGGTAATCAGTAATGGCGATCAGAGTTTTACATACAGGGGATTTACACATTGGCAATTTCCCCGGCCCGGAGCAGAACGGGGAGAATTTGAGATATAAGGACATTTGCAAGTGCCTTGACGCACTGGTGGCAGGAGCGAGGGAAAGCAGGCCGGATATTGCGGTAATCGCCGGGGACATTTTTCATCAGGCGAGGGTATGGAGTGACAGAGGCCTCAAGGAGCAGCAGACGGCGGTGAAGTTCCTGCGTGAGCTGTCGGAGGTATGCCCGGTAGTGGTTATGAGGGGAACGCCGAACCACGACAGCGAGGAGCAGTTCAAGACGCTGGAAAGCACGTTCGAGAGCGACGACAGCGTACATATCGTCACGGAGCCGGGCGCAGGCGCATACCACAGCTATGACGGTAAGGTAATTCAGATCGCCTGCCTGCCGGGATTTGACCGGGGGTATTTCAGAGCGAAGCACCCCGGCCTCTCGAAAGAGGAGGAAAACGAGATTTTCACGAAGTCCATTGAGGACATGATTATCGGCCTCAAGGCGCAGTGCGGCGCAGGCAGCCCGACGGTGCTGGTATCGCATTACACCATTACGGGCTGCAACATGGAGAGCGGACAGACGGCCTTTTTCAGTCAGTTTGAGCCTGTTGTCTATCCCTCCACGCTGGCGGCGGCAGACTTCGACCTCGTTTGCTTCGGCCATATTCACCGCCCCCAGCAGCTTGAGGGAAGCCGGAACACGTTCTACTGCGGAGCAATATCGGCGCTCAACTTCAACGACGAGGGGCAGGAGAGAGGCTATTGGCTGCATGAGATTGTTGACGAGCCTGCCAGCGTTCCCGGAGCAGAGTCGTCCGGCCCGTCGGTATTCAGCACGTTCCAGCCGCTTCCGACACGGGAATACCTCACTATCCGGCTGAAAGACGACGACGTGAGGGAGATCAACGAGAACGGCCCGGACTGGCTGAACGCCGCCCCGGTATTTGATTACGCAGACGAGGCAAAGGACAAGGTGGTACGGGTACTTTACGACTGTACTGACGAGCATAACAAGGCATTTAACCATACCACGCTGACAAACTGGCTTTATGAAGTCGCCGGGGCATTTTGGGTACAGGAGGTTACGCCGCAGAAGATCACCATAACCGTAGACCGCCGGAGCATGGACGCAGACAGCACCCCGGAGGGGAACCTCACAGACTATCTTGCGGAGAGGGATTTTACCCCGGAGCGTATTGGGGAGATTATCGAGCTTGCAAGGCCGATTATCGCAGAGGCGACGGAAAAGGCGACCACGGAGCGGCATACGGGGCTGTTTGTCCCGGTAGAGATTGAGGTCAAGAACTACCGCAACTACCGGGAGGAAACTTTCTCTTTTGAGGATATCCAGTTTTGCACGATCAACGGCAGCAACGGCGTAGGAAAGAGCAGCCTGTTTATGGACGCTATGGCGGACGCACTTTTCGAGGAAACCCGTGAGGGAGAGCTGACAGGCTGGATTTGCAACGACCCGGACGCACGGAGCGGCGCAATCAAATTTACGTTCAAGCTGGGCGACCGCCTCTACCGTGTAACCCGTACCCGGCAGAAAAGCGGCAAGGCGACGCTCAATATTGCGGAGTTTATCGAGGGCGAATGGGTAGACCGCAGCAAGGAAAAGTTCAAGGACACCCAGCAGGAGATCATCAACATCATTGGCATGGACAGCCTAACGCTGAAAGCCTGCGCCCTTATCATGCAAGACCAGTACGGCCTCTTTTTACAGGCAGACAAAGAGGCCCGCATGAATATCCTCGGCAGCATTTTGGGGCTGGGAATTTATGCAGGCATGGAAACGCTGGCGGCGGAAAAGGCCACGGACACAAACCGCACTATCCGCACCCTGGCAGACAAGGTGGAAACCATTACCGCCGGATTGCCGGATAAGGGAGAGCTGGCGGTGCAGATCGAAGCAACGGAGGAGCGCAGGAAAAGGCTTGAGGAGCAGGCACAGGAAAAGGCGGCAGAGGTGGACGGCCTCAAGGTCAAGCTGAACACGCAGATCGAGGCGGCAGGACGGGTAATCAAGCTCAACAGCAAGATTACCACGCTCACGGCACAGAAAGCCACCAAAGAGGCCACAAAGACCTCACAGGTAGGCATTATCACGGCAGCCGACACAATCCTCGCAGGAGAGGCGGAGATCACCGCAGGCGTGGAAAAGCTCAATACCCTTTTGGAGCAGGAGAAAGAGCTGATTAAGGGCAAGGCCACCTATGACAACCTTGCCGCCCGGAAAAAGCAAATTGAGGGAGCGATCACGCTGGCGGAAACCTCGGCAAAGGAAATGAGGGAGAAGAAAGCCGCCCTTACACTGATGAAGATTGGCCCGTTACAGCAGGCCCTCTCCCGTGAGGAGGAGCTGGCCGGGAAACACGCAGAGTACGAAAAGACGGCCAGCCGGATTGCGGAACTGGAAGCCCTTGCCCCGGACTATGAGGCAAAGAAAGCGGCAGTACAGACGGCGCAGGCGGAGGTAGACCGCCTTGACCGGGAATATAGGACGGCACATGACCGCCTCACGCTCCGGCTCGACACCTTGCGGAAAAAGGTGGAGCTTTTGAATGACAGCGGCTGCCCGGACGTGGAAAAGGCAAGCTGTAAATTCCTCGCAGACGCTTTAGAGGCGAAAAAGCAGCTCCCGGCGGCAGGCGCAGCGGTAGCAGACCTCGAAAACGAGTACGCAGATAACCGTCTGAAAGCGTCAGAAGCCCTCACGCTGGCGCAAAAGGCATTAGGCGACAGTTTGTACCACCCGGAGGAAATCGACGCTCTCCGTGGCGTTCAGCGTGGTCTTGAGGCGGCGGAAAGGGAATATAACAGCCTCGAAGCACAGAGGAATGAGCTGAAACTGCTTACCGAGAGGGCGGAGGAGCTTGAGAAAGCCGTCACGGACGCAGAGGCGACCGCCGAAAAGGGCAAGGCAGAGCTGGCGGAGGTTACGGCACAGCTTACCAAAGTGGCGCAGGCCAGCGCAGATTATGACCGCCTGCAGGCAGAGATCGCAGTCGCCCGGCAGTGGACGGAGAAAGAAAAGCAGCTCCCGGTAGCACGGGAAAAGAAAGCAGCAGCGGCGCAGCGTGTCCTTGAGCTTGATACAGAGCTGGAAACCATTGAGGCGGAGATCGCCGAGGCACGGGAGGAGCTGGCGCAGGAGCAGAGCAAGACCGTCGGCAAAGAGGTATTGCAGGCGCAGGTGGACGGCGCAGAGGAAATGATTAAGACTTTGCAGGAACACGCCCGGAGTGCAGACGTGACGCTGGGAGGCCTCAAGAAACAGTTGGAGCAGGCAGAAAAGAGGCTGGCGGAGGCGGCGGAGCTTCAGAAGCAGATGAACGAGCTGGGAGGCAAGGCTGCCGGGTACGAGGAGCTGAAAAAGGCATTTTCGCAGGACGGCATACCGCATAACATTATCCGCAGCATTATCCCGATCTTTGAGGCGACGGCGACCAATATTCTCGGTCAAATGTCGCAGGGGCATATGAGCGTGGAGTTTGTGACGGAAAAGATACTGAAATCCAACAGCAAGAAAGAGGTCACGACCCTTGACATCATCATCAACGACAGCGACACCGGGCGGCTCCCGTACATGAGCCGGAGCGGAGGCGAACGGGTAAAGGCGGCTCTCTCTGTAATCCTTGCCCTCTCGGAGATCAAGAGCAGCAAGGCAGGCGTACAGCTCGGATTTCTGTTTATCGACGAACCGCCTTTCCTTGACGCACCGGGAGTACAGGCATACTGCGACGCACTTGAGGCTATCCAGCAGCGGTATGGCAATCTCAAGGTAATGGCGATCACCCATGACCCGGCCATGAAGTCGAGATTTCCGCAGAGCGTTGACGTGGTAAAGACGGCAGAGGGCAGCAAGGTTATTTATGAATGATAAACGTGGCTATCCGGGGATTTCCGCCCCGGATATGCCCGAAAAAGGGAGGTGTAGTCGTTGGGACGACCGAGAAAGCAGACAGTAGATTATTTTCCGCATTTTGTCAGCACGGACAGCCGTACAAAATTCATACTTGAACAGAGCTGGGGGAACGACGGGTATGCCTTTTGGTTTAAACTGCTGGAACTGCTCGGACGGAGCGAGGGACACTACTACGATTGTTCGGCGGCGGCAAACGAGAAGTACCTCGTCGCCTTGATGAAACTGGATAAAGACAAGATCAGCGAAATACTGGAGGTGCTGGCAGACCTCGGAAATATCGACAAGGAACTTTGGGAAGAACGCAAGGTCATTTGGTGTCAGAGCCTCGTGGATAATTTGCAGGACGTATATTCAAAGCGGACGGTATCAGCACCCAAAAGGCCATTCACGGAGCCGACGGAGGAGGAAAACCCTGCTCCTCCGCCCCCGGAAAAGGAAAAGCCGCCGGAGGAAAAACCGAAGAAACGGGGCAGGCCGCCGGGAGCAGGGGCGAAACCGAAAAAGTCCGGGCCGCTGTCGAAAGAGCAGCAGGCACTATTTGAAAGATTTTATGCGGCGTACCCCAAAAAGATAGACCGGGCCACGGCAGAGAGGGCATGGGCGAAGATTGACCCTGCGCCGGACGAGGCCATGACATTAAAGATCATACAGGCAGTGGAGGCCTCGAAAAAGTATGACAGCCGCTTCCGGGAGAGGCAGTATATACCGAACCCGGCGAGCTGGCTCAACGCTAAAGGCTATCTGAATGAGTGGACGCAGGAGGGAGGCAATAACTATGGCGGATTTAACCCGGATAAGGGACGTGATGAACAGCCCCCGGCAGGAAACCCCGGAGGCTTCAAGCCGTCGGGAGGCTTCAAGGGAAACTGACAATATCGTTACCACGGCGCAGGCACGGGAGAGAGGAATACGGTGGGAGAAAGAACCGCCGGAATGGGGTAAATGCGAGTTTTGCGGAAAAGAGCTTGAGGCAGAGGGGATTATACTCGGCGGCAAGATTTTCATGTGGAAACCGATAGCGCCCCGGTGCAAGTGCGAACAGGCGCAGACATATTGGGCGGATTATGACAGGAAAGAGGCAGAGCGCAAGGTTGCTGAGGAGGAGGCAGAACGCCGGAGGGCCATGCAGGAGAAAATCAGCAGGCTCCTTGGACAGAGCGGCATAAAAAAGCGTTTCCAGCAGCGGACATTCCCGAACTTCCGTTGCGACACCGCCGGGCGCAAGGCGAATTACACCATAGCCAAAAACTATGCGGATAACTTCGCATACCACAAGGCAAAGGGGGACGGCCTCTACATAGAGGGGACGAACGGGACAGGAAAGACGCACCTTGCGGCGGCGATTGCCCTGCAGCTTATCGGAGAGGGAATCCCCGTAATCTGTAAGACCTCAAGCGACATTTTGCAGGACATTAAGCGGTCATTCAGCTACGAGGGAGCGAAAGAGCATGAGGTACTGGATATTTACAAAAGGGTAGACCTACTGATTATCGACGACCTCGGAAAAGAGCAGTGCAGCGATTGGAGCATGAGTACCCTCTACGCCATTATGAATGACCGCTACGAGGATATGAAGCCGACCATTGTAACCACCAACTACAACGCCGAGGATTTGGCGGACGCACTTACCCCGAAAGGGTACGACAACACCAAAATCGTGGCAATCATAAGCCGCCTCAAGGAAACCAGCGAGGTAATGACAATGGCATGGGAGGACATCAGAGGCAGCGTGTAAGGAGGATTGAAGTGCAAGACGGAATTTTTTACATACAGGCCCGTCGCTGCTTGAGGTGTGGGCGGCTCCTTACCAGTAAAGAGGCCGTCGAGCGAGGGTACGGCTGCCAGTGCGCAGCGAAAGCGAAGAAAGCAGAGGAGGCTCTAAAGCCGATACCGGGGCAGATGAATTTATCTGACTTTATCCCCGGAGGACAGGAGGAAAGCGAAATATGACAGAACAGGAAAAACAGAACCGGGAGGAGCTTTTTAAGCTCATGCAGGAAAACCCGGATTTACCCATAGTGCCAATGGTAGACGCTGATATTGTGGCGGACGATTGTGGCTACTGGCTCGGATCGTGGGGCAGGGCCAGCGTTGACGAATATGTACTCGCAGAGAGAAGCGAGAAAATGCTGTTCAAGAGCGACGACGACGTATTTGGCGCACTGGAAAGCTACATGAGCTATGAGGAGTTTGAAGCCCTGCCGGAGGCAGAGAGCGAGTGCAGACCGTACTACGACAAGCTCCCGTGGACTAAGGCGATCATTGTTTATATCAATTTGCCGGAATAGGAGGCGCAGGCATGAAAAAGATTGAGGAACAATACCTTGAAGTCCTCGAAAATCACGGCTGGGCGGTGAGCAGTTACACGGACGACGGCAGGGTAGAGCTTGAGAAGTATTCCCCGGCGGGCGAGGACTTTTCAATATGCGTCGGAGTAGAAAACCTCCCGGCGGAGGTCAGAGAGTACGCCGCAGGCTTCGACATTGATGGACACATAGAAATGTGGATTGAGGCAAGGAAAAACGGCGTAAGCGGCGTACCGTCTACCCGTGAGCTGGTACACGACGCAGAGGACATTGACAAAATGCTGCAGGAGATAGCGGCGGCATTATCAAGGGCGGAGGAGGCGAGCGAGTGCGATACATGAAATTGACACAGGCAGAGAGGGACAGACACCACTCAATCCATTACACCGGGAGCGTCCGGGGAATGAAAAAACTCGGATTTTGGGGAAAGCATGACCGCTGTGTGAGATGTGGCCAGTTTATTTATAACCTTTCAATCACAATAGGAGGATGTAGACGGACATGGTAGGGCCAATAGAACAGGACACAAAGCATAAATGCGAAATATTTCACTGCGACCAGCGCAGAGATAGATATTGTTGTTTTTATTGCTGGCGAAAAGGCATTTGCCGAAATCCTTGCTTAAATCACCCGGAGCGTTGCGGCAAGGGATTTGAACAGGAGGGAAAGCGGAAATGACAGAGAAATCAATAATTGTCACAGGCGACGCATTGAGCGTACTCCGCCGGATTTCAGATAACTACATAGATTGCTGCGTTACCTCACCGCCGTATTTTGGTCTTAGAGATTATGGCATTGAGGGACAGATTGGGCTTGAGGAAAATCCCCAGCAGTACATAGATAGAATTGTTGAGATTTTCAGAGAGGTACGCAGAACGCTCCGCCCGGACGGTACGCTATGGCTCAACATTGGCGACAGCTACGCAAGCACCGGGGGAACGGCGCAGCCGCATAGGGACGCTTCCGGCGGAATAGGGAAAACAGGGACCCGTGGAAAACAATTATACGCCGCCAGCGGAGGCGGATTTTCGAGGCCATCTTCCGTAGGAAACAGTATTAAGCGGAAAGACCTTATTGGAATACCGTGGCTACTCGCATTTGCGCTTAGAGAGGACGGCTGGTATTTACGGCAGGACATTATTTGGAATAAGCCGAACGCCATGCCGGAGAGCGTGAAAGACCGCTGCACAAAGAGCCACGAATACATTTTTCTGCTGACAAAATCGGACAGGTACTATTTCGACTATGAAGCGATAAGAGAGCCTGCGGTGGGATTTGATAACAGGCCGCCAGCAGGCAGCCGGGGAGCGGCCACACCGAACCGACGCAGGAGAAAAGGGAACGCCAAGACATTCAGAGGCGGCGGAGCTTATACCAATCACGGCAGCTTTGACAATTCAGCAGACACAGAGCGAGAGAGCCACGGAAACAGCGAGAACGAAACCGGGCTTAGAAATCGGCGGAGCGTTTGGAACGTGGCGACACAGGGCTACGCAAAAGCGCATTTTGCCACATTCCCGGAAAAGCTCATTGAGCCTTGCATATTGGCAGGCTGCAGGCCGGGCGGAATTGTCCTTGACCCGTTTATAGGCAGCGGAACGACAGCAGTAGTGGCGGAGAAGAATGGCAGGGAGTTTATAGGGATTGACCTCAACCCGGATTATACAGAAATGTCAAAACGGCGAATAGAGGCAGGTGAAACAAGTTGAACAATATCGACGAAAGAACAGGGAAACCTAAAATTATACTTGACCTTTGCGGAGGTACGGGAAGTTGGAGCAGATTTTATAAAGCCGCTGGATATGATGTCAGAAATATCACCCTCCCGGATTTTGATGTCCTTACATACAAGCCGCCGGAAAATGTTTATGGAATACTGGCAGCCCCCCCCATGTACGGAATTTTCGGTACTGAATTGCAAGGCGGAAGCACGAGAAAGGAAGCCGGAGGAGGGACTGAAAATTGTACTTGCCTGTATGAGGATTATACAGCAGAGCAATCCGAAATGGTGGGCTATGGAAAATCCAGTAGGATACTTGCGTGAATATATGGGAAAACCCACAACAACATTTCAACCGTGGCAATACGGTGACCCGTGGACGAAAAGGACTGATTTATGGGGGAGTTTTTCAGTGCCGGAGAAAAAATACAAAAATTGGGAAGATGTACCCGAAAAACTTGATTTATATACAAGGCCGGGACGTAGTAAACCTAATTTTGCCTATTTACATAAATCGGCACATTCCCTTATTCCACAACTTTCATTTTGCAATCCCAAGACGGACGCAGAATTTAGAGCGATAACGCCGCCATCTTTTTCAAAAGCATTTTTTGAAGCTAATCAATAAACCAAGAGGAGGAAAAACACAATGGCAGAGGTAAAAATCAGACAGACGCAGAGCGTAGGAGATCACAGCATGGAAACCATGTTTGAGGCAAAGGACATTGACCGCCTTGACACGGATTTAATCAAGGGGCTGTTTGGGACGCAGGAGGCGGCGAGAGAGCCGGAGAAAGAGATCAAGCTGGCGGACGTGCCGACGACGCAGCCGGGATTGAAATGTGAGGTGGTGGCGATTTATGACAATGCAGGTATTCCCTCCATTATGCGCCGCTTCACCAAGACCACGGACAAGGAACTTTTCGGAGGCAGCGAAAAGACGCACCCTGCATTTATTATCGGCGGCGTAGAGTATGACGAGATTTATCTTTCCGTCTACCCCAACTGCGAGATCAACGGAAAGCCGTACAGCCTGCCTTATCAGAAGCCGTGGACGAATATCACAAACGACGACGCAGCGAAAGCGTGTTTCAGCAAGGGAGAGGGCTGGCATATGCTGACGGCAGCGGAATGGGGGCTGCTGGCAGATACGAGCCTCATGCTCGGAACACTCCCCCACGGCAACACCAACGGCGGAAAGTACCATGCAGACCCGGCGGAGCATGGGGAGGAATACGACAATAGCAGCAAGACCCTCACGGGCAGCGGCCCGGCCACATGGACGCACGATCACACGCCGGAGGGGGTACACGACCTTTGCGGTAATGTATGGGAAATGGTGCGTGGCCTGCGGATAAAGAACGGCAGACTGCAGGCGGCGGAAAATAACGATGCAGCACTCGACATTGACCTCACGCAGGAGGGCGACGGCTGGAAACCCATTTATAACGACGACGGGGAAAGCATTGCCGTATCGGTATCGGACGAGGAGATCACCATATGCACGGCGACCGAGATCGAGCGGGACTACACTGGGACGGAGTGGGAGAATGTGATTATCAACTTCGAGAGCGAACGGCTCAAGGAGCTTGCATTATTCCCCGGAGAGCCGGAGGCATATTTCTATGTAGACAGCACCGACGGCGAATATTTCCCGATTCGTGGTGGCGGCTGGGCCTACGGTGCGAATGCTGGCGTGTTCTCTGCGCACCTCTACAACTCTCGTGCGGATGTCAGCAGCGGCCTTGGCTTCCGCTCCGCTTATTTCAAGAAAAACTGATAACTGATTGCGGAGTAACTGACAGGGCGGCGATAGCCGCCCTACGAGGAAAGGAGAGCCAATGGCAAAGGCCAGCATAAAGAGAGGAGATATTTATTTTATTACGGGCATTGAAGCGATAGGCAGCGAGCAGGGAGGAGAACGCCCGGCGGTAATCGTAAGCAACGATACCGGGAACAAATACGCCCCGGTCGTGGAGGCGGTTTACCTCACGACAAAGAGAAAAACAGACATTCCCACGCACGTCTATATTAACTCGGCAGAGCGTCCGTCAATCGCCCTTTGCGAGCAGATTGTAACGGTATGCAAAAGCAGACTTGAGCGGTACATAGGAAGCGTCACGGTAGCGGAAATGCGCCGTATAGACAGGGCATTGTCAACCAGTTTGGGAATACATAAAGCAGGAGGGAACGCAATGGAGATCACCATGAAAACCCCGTTCGGGGAATTGAATTTTAATATGCCGGAGAAGCAGGCATTAGACCTTATACAGAACGCTTTTCTTTATTCCTCACAGAAAGAGCCGGAGGAAATACCGCAGGAAGCCCCCAGCGTGGCGCAGGAGCCGCCGAAAGCAGCACAGCCTATGAATAAGCCGCAGAGCCGGGTAGAGCGTCTTTTTGGGGATTTCAGAGGCAAGGCCGAGGAGAAAAGCGAGCCGGAAAAGCCGGAGGAACATGAGCCGGAGGAGTACCGGGGCTTTTTGCTTATCAAGTGCAAACATTGTGGAAAAATCAAGGGATTTTGCGCAAAAACCCCGATCAGCGAATTTACCTGCGGTTGCGGAGGAAAGACGGAGCTTTACGGCCTCAAGCCTGCACACTTGCATTGTAAGTGTGGGAGCAACTGGAAATACAAGACCAACATCACCGAAGAAACATTTGACTATAACTGCCTTAACTGCGGCAGCCCGGTAGATTTGGAACTAAACAGCCGCCGGAACACCTACGTTACCATTACGGATTAGAGCTATGGCACACGTTGAAACATGGTGGAGCTGTCGCTGCGGAGCGAGATATGGAACACAGAAAGAAGCTATTAGTTGCGCCATATCCCATGTACGCTCTGAACAATGGGCCGTCGGAAAAGGAGGCAAGGCGGTAAGGATTTCCGCCAACTGTGCGCCGGACGGTATGTATGGATTGAATTGGGCGCTGCGAGAGGCAGACCTCAGTGACTTTGTTGAGGAGCGCAGGCGGCAGCTTGCAGAAATGGAGGGAAAGAGTGAAAAAGAAAAAGGCAAAGCGCATACTTCTCCAGCTTCACGAGGCCGGAGGCTGTGACGCACAGGACGACTACTCTAAAGGCTGGGACGAGGCCATAACAGAGGCAATCAGAATAGTCGAGAAAGAAACCGGGATAAGGATAGAGGAGGTGCTGGACTAAGATATGGGAATGGAGAAAAATATTGAGGGCTACCCCGACCCGACGGCAGGGACAGCATGGAACAATATGCGCCGGGAGGAACGTAGACAGGAAACAGAACGCCTCACCATGATAAGCAGCCTTATCCCGGTAATGAAACAGACGGCGGAGCTGGCCGGATTTGAGGTAGTAGGCAGGATCACCCTCAAGGACAAGACCACCGGGAAAGAGTACCGATAGGAGGCAGGACTATGGAGGAGATTAAAAGATACCGCTGCGTAAAAGAATGTGCGTTTGAAAAATGCGACGACGACGGATTTTTCATTGAAAATGAGTACGCATATGTTTTGCCGGGCAGCATTTGGCAGGAAAGCAAATATTTAATCGCAGGAGGCCCGGACAGCGTACACCTTGACCGGGAGGACGGCGAGCCAAACACATTGGAGTGGTGCGAACCACTAAAAGAAACGCTTGCGGAATGTTTTGAACAGATCGAGAGCATTTACGCATAGGAGGGTATATGGACAAAACAAAAATAGAGTGGTGCGACAGCACATGGAACATTGTAACGGGTTGTAACCATAATTGCGAATACTGTTACGCTCGCAGGATAGCGACAAGGTTTGGAGGAAAGGCGTTAAATATACCCCATGAACTGAATACCCCGTTTTTATCGCAGGGGAAAAAGCAGCCGTATCCTTTTGGATTTACCCCTACGCTCCACAGATACCGCCTCGGAGAATACGAGAGGAAAGCAGGCAGGACAATATTTGTATGCAGCATGGCAGACCTTTTCGGAGCGTGGGTGCCGGATAGCTGGATAGAGGAGGTATTTGCCGCCTGCGAGAAAGCACCCCAGCATAGATATTTATTCCTCACGAAAAACCCGAAAAGGTATTGTGACCTTGAGGACGCAGGCAAGCTCCCGATAAAAGAGAATATGTGGTACGGCACTTCGATTACAAATGCGGCGCAGATGGAGCAGGCGGCGGACGCTTTTGGAGAGCTGCCGGGGAAAACAAAGACATTTTTCAGCATAGAGCCGATATTGGAGGATATAGCAGCCTCGAAAGACTGGGCTATTGCAGATAACGGCAGCTATGCAAAGTGGATAATCTTAGGAGCGGAAACAGGCCGCAGGAAAGAAAAGGTAACGCCGGAGCGAGAATGGATAAAGAAGATCACAGACGATTGCGACGAGGGCGGAATACCGTTGTTTATGAAAGACAGCCTCATTCCCATTGTTGGAGAGGACGACATGAGGCGAGAGCTTCCGAGAGAATTAAGGAGGACACCATGAACGTAGTAATTTTGACAGGCAGGCTTACGGCGGAGCCGGAGCTGCGGTACACCCAGCAGAACGTACCCTGTACCTCGTTTAATTTGGCGGTAGACCGGGCCAGCAAAGGTGACGACGCAGATTTTCCCACGATTATCGCATGGAGGGAAACGGCTGAATTTGCCTGCAAGTACCTTTACAAGGGCAGCCGCATTGTTGTCCTGGGAGAGATCAGAACCCGGACGTACCCCGGCAGCGACGGCAAAAATCACAAGGTAACGGAGGTACAGGCTGATAGGCTGGAATTTGCGGACAGCAGGCCGCAAGGCCCATTTGCATAAGGAGGCGGACTATGGATAAGGACGAATTTAGACAGTGGATTTATGATAACTACAATGTGCCGGGGGATAACTGCACATTAGCCCCGGCTATGCTGGACGGCATACTGGACTACGCCGAGAACATGGAGGGGGAGGAGCAGTACCATTTCTTTTGCGATATGTTTCCCAGCCTCCCGGAGAGCGTTTTGCGCCGGGTAAGCTATTGAGAGGAGGGGCGGCATGAACCAGTTACCGAGATTTATCAAAATGACTTGTTTTTTATGCAAAGAGCGTTCTGTAAACGTGAAGCAGGTTTACAATCCCCATATTTCTGATTGGGAACTTTGTGAAATGCCGATTTGCGAAAAATGCAGGAGAGAGGAGGAGCGGCAGAAAGAATGAAATGTTGCAGATGTGGGAAATCATTTTATGACTGTAAGGCCATGCACCCGATTGACCCACCGGGGACAGAAAACAGGCGTTGGGTATGCTTGGATTGCGAAACCGCAGAGGAAAACGCAGCGGTAGACCCGGTAGTAAAGGAAATCGAAAGGATAATTTTGGAGGACAACGAAAGGTGCATGGAATATGTAGGCGTAGCCTGCGTAGACGGCACTTGTCCCAAAGCCAACAGAGAGGAATACGAGGAGCGGTGTATTCCAGTGGTTAGGGATTGCCGGGAATGCCATTATTATAAGGGCTGCGAGGATTGCGCTCTTTATGGAACGGAATATTGTGATAAAAGCAAAAGTTTGGAGGGATAGGCGACATGGGAAGAAAAGGGAAGAACAGATACACAGCGGAGGAGAGGGCAATCCACGAGGAGGCCGTGAGGCTCCGCAAAATGACCGATAAGCAGCTCGTCGAGGAATTTCACCGGGCGGCGGACGCAGAGATAGCCGTCAGAGTGCCGGACGTGGCGCAGGACAGCCCGGAGGAGGCAGCCCCTAACAAGAATACCTCCGAGGTACAAAAGCTCCTCTCTGCCCTTTCAGAGGGCAAATGCAAGGGGGTTAAGGGGGCAACGTCCTACAAGATTGCGCAGTTTGCCGCAGAAATGGGGCTGGTATGATGAACGAGGCGCAGCACTATAAGGCAGTAATGAACGGCAGGCGCAGCAAGGCAGCCGGGGAATATTGGGAAAACATGATTGAGGCGGCCTGCCAGCACTACCGCCTCAAGGGAATAGCGGAGATCACCAAAACGCCGGAGCCTATGCGCCCGATTAAATCCCTCGGACAGGGGAAATTCATAGCACACTATGAAAAAATGGCGCAGCCGGACTACAAAGGGACGCTGGCCGGAGGCAAGGCTGTGGTATTCGAGGCAAAGCACACCGACAGCGACCGCCTGCAGCAGAACGTCATATCCAGCGAGCAGGAGAAGCAGCTCGACCGACACATGAAGCTGGGGGCGGAGTGTTTTGTAATGGTATCGTTCGGATTTGAGCAGTATTTCAAAATCCCGTGGGCGGTGTTCCGGGAAATGATACAGCACTACGGCAGGAAGTACATCACCCCGGAGGACGTGCAAGAGTACAAGGTCAGATACATAGGCGGCGTTCTCCAATTCCTCAAAGAGGGATAGGCCGGACAGAATGGGAGGTAACTCCCGATTAAGAAATCAAAGGAGGGACTTCACCATGAGCGGAAACGAACTGGACATACAGGAAATTATCGAGGCGGCGGTACTGGCAGCGCACGAGGCCGGATTAAAGGGCATGGACGAAAAAATCCAGGCAGCCATTAACGTCGCCTTGCCGCTGGGAATAAAAATCGGGGCAGAGGTAGGAAGCAAAATCGGCGCTGAAATGGGAGCGGCGGCAGCCATTGAAGCAATGGAGAGGGAGCAGGAAAAGTACAGGCAGAGGCAGTATGACTGGAAGTACCATAACACGAAGCTCCTGTTACGCAATTACAGGCGGCTCAAGAAGTATTTTGAAAATGCCGTATTCAGTGAGGAGGACGCAGAGGAGGCAGACGAGAGCTTTGAGGGAATTATGAGAGGGGCGAGCCGGGCCGCCAGTGAAAAAGTGTTCGTCGAGAGTATTCAGAAGAACTACATCACCACAAAAATCATTATGACCCATGTGAACAAAATGCTGGAAGTTTACGAGATCATGTGCAAGCGTTCCAGCAGGAAAGACGACGCAAGGCATTGGAGAGTGTTGGAGGGGCTTTACATATCAGACGACTACACGACGGCGGAGAAGATCGCCAAAAGGGAGAACATAGACAAGAGGACAGTCTACCGTGACGTGGATATATGCGTAGCGGATTTGACAGCTCTTTTGTTCGGCGTAGGCGGCATTGAGAGCCTATGAGAGAGGAAAATGTCACAAACTCGCCATTTACTTTTCACTTCAAAATGTGCTATACTGTAACCTGCGAAATAACGGAGAGAAAACGCCGCTGAATTGGAATTTCCAACGAGCGGCGTATTTTTATACGGATAAATGCCCCGAAAAGGGACGGAAAGGAGAGAATAATGGAAATACGGACGCTGAAAGCGGCGGAAATCAAAGCGGCAGACTATAACCCCCGGAAAGATTTGCAGCCGGAGGACGCAGAGTATAAGAAGCTGCGCCGGAGCATAGAGGAGTTTGGGTACGTCGAGCCGATTATTTGGAATGAGCGCACCGGGAACGTCGTAGGCGGACATCAACGCCTCAAAGTATTGCTGGAAAAAGGGGCGCAGGAGATCGAGTGTGTTGTGGTAAGCCTCGACGACAAAGACGAGAAAATCCTCAACGTCCTGCTCAACAAGGTAAAGGGCCGCTGGGACATAGGGAAGCTGGCAGACCTTTTACAGGAACTGGACGAGGCCGGGGCTATGGAGGCGACAGGCTTCGAGGATTGGGAGCTGCAGAGCCTCCTCATGCAGTACGACCACATAAAAGACCTCATGGAGGAGGATTTTTCAGACTATTCCTCCGAGAAAGAGCGCAGCACCTTTACTATGACGTTCAGCCTCCCGGCAGGAGCGAGGGAAACCGTAGAGAGCTACCTGCAGAACACCGATAACGCCAAAATCGAGCTGGCGACGGCGATCATCAACAAGGTAAAGGAGGGAGCGTAATGCAGATTGAACGGAAGAAAATCCGGGACATGGACAGAGCCGCATACAATCCCCGTATAGAGCTG